ATTAAATTTCCTTTGCCTTTACTTAATGAATTATTTAAAACTTTAAATTCGTATAAGTTTTTTGCACGTTCTAATTGTTCTTTACTTACGTTAATTTCTATCATTTTAGTTTTTGTTTATAGGTTTCTATTAATTCTTTTAATTCGTCTTTTGTCCATTTTTTTACATCGTGTGCTTTTGCCTGAAGTTCCATTAATCTTTGCGCTCCTATTCGTTTTTCAATACCTATTTGATAGTTTAGTAGGTTACCACTTAAATAAGTGTTACAAGCTTCACATTGCAAGTGTACGTTGTCTTCGTCAAACCTTACGTTACTGTGTCCACCTTGTGAATAGTAGTGTCCTGCGTTTTCTTTTTTACAAGGTTTGTTACACGAAATACAATTAAGTCCATTGTCACGAACACGAATAAATTTATTAAACACCTGTTGCGCAATTTTTAAATAGTCGTTTGCAGTTTTTAAGTTCTCAACTAACTTCTTTTTTTTCTTGTTCCATTCCTTTAATTTTTGCGTTTCAACCATTGCTTTTATACATTCTAATTTTAAACAAAACTTTTGTAGTGTGTTGAATGGTGTGTATTCTTCTTTGCAGTTGAAACATTTTTTAGTTCGTGTTTTCACAAGTCAATATTGTTTAATTCTATTTGTCTTTTAAGATTTTGTATTTCTTGTTTTTGTTCTAAATTTAACCGCTCTAAATTAAAGTTTGTTTGCCTTGCAACTCTAAACTCCTTTTCCAAGACTTCATAAACAACCATTGCTCGTCTAATGTCTTTTAAAGAACTTTGCATTGATGTTATTAAATCAGTTCTTTTTGGATGTTTCGTTTTTATCTCATACAAACTAATTTCAAGTTTTAAACAAGTGTGGTTAAGATTAATTCTACTGCTTAATAAGTCAAGTTCCATTTTAAAAAATATTTAAGTTAGTTTTTGATGTTGGTCTAAATTCCGAAATTACGTCTTTTCCGTAAACTTTAAAACCAAGTCCGTAATTATATTCGCAATAAACAGGGTCGTTTAAGCCAGTATGTTTTCCGCCTGTGTCTATGTCTTTTATTTTTTCAGTAGAAACCCAAGTAACATATTTCATTACATCGTGCTTAATTAGTCTGTGAACTACTATCATATCGTCACATCTATTTGTAAATGCTTTGCCACCTTCTACGTGGTCTTTTAACGGTGCTTTTAAATGTCCTTTAAAGTCTCCTTCAGTATAAATATTAGAACTCCTTCCGCTTTCAGTATTCGGGTGCGTGTTTATGTAAATTGTCATTCCTGTTTTGTTTACAAATTGTCGTGCTGCATTCATAAATTGATAGTTACCTTCGTAAGTCATATTGCGGTCTAAACCTGTAAATGGGTCTATTAGTGCAACATCGCATTCGCTTTGTTCAAATATTTTAAATAGTTCTTCGTGTTTGTACAGTCGGTCGTTTTTTACAAATGTAAAGTATTGTTCTAAATATGCGCTGTAGTTTCTTATTTCATCGTGGGTTAATTGCTTAAAATTTATTCCTGCGTACATCTGTATTAAGTCTCGCAAAATTTGTCCGTGTTGATTTTCACCGCTCCAAATAATAAACTTCAATTTGTGTTTGAGTGCAAGTGCTAAAAAATACCAATTAATAAAATAAGTTTTACCAACGTTGTCGTGTCCTAAAATTATGTTTACTTGTTTTCTTTTAAATTTTAAATAGTCATCAAGTCCATTTCCAAGTTCTAAACCGTGTTTTATTTTGCCGTCTCTGTAGTTCAATAAATAATCAAGTGCTGAACCGTTAGTTAATATATCCATATTTTCTTGCTTTTATTTCTTCAGGTGAAATACCTTCGGTTGTTGGTTCGTTTTTCTGTAGCCATTTTACTGCCGTTAAATATAAACTTTTATATTTAGTATTTTGCTTATAGTTTTCAATGTCGTTTAATACGTTGTTTATTTGTGTAATTGTATGTTTATCTAATAACTTTTTTACTTCGTCTTCAGAAATAGACAAATGAGCGAAGCTCCTATATATATCTTTTACACTTACACTTACATTATCATTAACACTTACAGCTATGTTTGCTATCGGTTTTATGCGTTTGCTATCTTTTGCTATATTTTGCCATCTTTTTGTTGCTCCTGCTATTCCTGCTTCACTACGTTTTTGTTTCTTATCGCCCCATTTTAACAGATCACGTTTTAAACTTTGTTTAATTGGTTCAAATGCTATTTCCGTTATTAAGTCTTCACAAGTTGGGTTTAAATCATTTACATACTTTAAAATATGCTTAAACAAAACACCTGCTTGTTCGTCTGTTAATTTTTCTATTGTATGTATTATGTCACTATACAAAAGAAATCCTTTTTTTTCTTCAGCCATATTAATTTTTTTATATAAAAAAAACCCCTGTAAAATCCGTTGCGTCTAACTTCAACTTCATAAACAAGGGTAATAATTCCTTTTGTACTTATAATGTTAGACGAGTACAATTGCAAATTTAATAATTAATTTAACATAAACACGAATTAATAAAATTTATTCTTTATTCTTAACTGAATTTTACGCAAGTCTTTTAAGTTCCTTGCTTCTTTTATTTCTTTACGCAAGTCAAGTTCCGGACGTTCTAAACTTAAAAGCAATTTATAATACTCGATGTCGTGTAAAAATAACTTGTCGTTTACATCGCTTAAATCTTGGTAAGTTTTTAAACCGTGTAATATTGTTGCGTGGTTCATATTAAACAGGTTTGCAATTCCTTTAAGTGTGTGTCCATCTTCTCGCAGCTTTCTAAACAAATAAATGCGCCTGTGTACTATTTCACGTTTTCGGTTTTTTTGTGCAAGTCCGTCTTGATCTATTATTTCTTTTATTAGTTCTATCATTGCTCTGATTTATAGGTTTCGTTGTAGTATTCATCTGCCGTTTTGTCTCCGCTATGCAGAGCTTCTTTATAGGATGCCCAATAAGTTTTTATTATTTGCTCTCTCTCCATTTCTTTGGCTTGTTCAATAATTTCTTTAATGCCTAACATTTGTTGGTTATAATCTAAACTATCTAACAACCATTCTACTGCCGTTTTCATTTTTCTATTTGTTTAATTTCAATTATAATATCGTCATTCTTTTGTATTAAGTTTTTAACGTGCTGAAAGTCGTATGCTTCAACAATTCGTGTTTCTAACTTAACAGGTGCGCCAACATACGCCCAAGTTTTAAATGTTGCTTTAAATCGTTTCATTTCTTTAAATTTAGTTTGTTCGTTTTTTTTTATTCTGCAAACTTCAAGGTATAACCCTAAATCAAATGAACCCCTATCTTGTCGCTGCCACCAATCCAATTGGTCGTATATAGTTCCGCTTGTCATAATTCGTGATAAAAATTATAATTACTTTCATCATTGCTTGCTTTCCATTCCCAAAAATTGTAGTGTACTAAATCTGAATTTATTGCTTCCTGCATTTCTAACCTAACATCTTCTAAAATACGAATATTAATAATGTGCGGTTGTAAATGGTCGTCAGTTTCAATAATCCACTTTTCACTACCTTCAACGTCAAGTTCAATAAATGCAAATTCACTTACTTCGTCATAATCTTTAAATTCCCAAGTTCCAAATATTTGGTATTGCCAACCTAAAAACTCGTAATTTAAAATCCATTCCCTATGGTGAATTTCTAATATTCTATTTTCCATCTTACAGCGCTTTAAAATACATTAAACAATAGAATATAGCACACAACACTATAAAGACCATTAAAGTGCTTGTAAAGTCCTTTAAAAACGATTTGTGTTCTTCGGTTACAGGTGTAAAGTAATCAATTAATTTTTTCATAGTCTTATTTGTTAAAAAGGTTAAATAAATTTTGTAATTCTTTTAGTTGTTCGTCGCTTAAATAAGCTGTTAAAGTTTGAATAATTAAATGCAGTTGGTTAGTCGTTAATTTGTCTTCTTCTTGTTGTTGTTTTAAGAAGTCCCAAGTAATGTTAAATTCTGTTTTCATAGTTTTTAAATTAGTGTGCGTTACCAAGTCGCACCCCTTGTTGTTTTATTTTATTGTTTTTAATTTTTGAGCTAAATAATAATACATTGTGCAATAGTCATTTACTGATAAACTTTTATTTTTCATAGCTAAATAAAGTTCTTTCATTTCATTTTTAATTTTTGTTTTCATTTTGTTAGTTTTAAATTGTTTTCGTTAATAATTATATGCAAATATACATTCTACTTTAATAACTTGTACACTTGTCAACAATTATTTTTAAAAAAAAGCGTTATCAATATTCATTCTAAATAAGAAAAACATATAATAAAGGTAATTTTTACCTAATAATGTATTAGAGTAAAGGTAAAATCCTTAAAGCCTTTGCTATTATTAAGGTTAAAGCCTTAAAATGTCAAGTTTATGTTGTAAAAAACGTGACAAATTGAAAGTATTGATTTCAAATTGTGCTTTAAATAACACTTTTACCTGTAGTTATATTGTAATTACATAATAATTCAAAACAAAAAGCAATATACTGCACAAATTTATACTCACAGTATAAAATCTGCCTGAATTTTTCCAAATAAAGCAATATACTGCACAATATGTAAAGCATATCTTACAATAATGTAGGTTTTTGTAAACTTTATTTTGCTTTATTGTCTTTAATGTTGGAGATATTCGTCCCAAATATTAACTATATATGTGACAAAAAAAAACAGCTACGTGCCGGGGAGCTTATAACTGTTTTCTTTTTATTAACTATGAATGACAAATATAGTTAAAATTATGTACGTACATTAAAAAATATGTGTTAATCGTGCAATTTGTCCAAATTCTTTGTGGTGGATGTAACCTTCAACCGCTTTTGGAACGCCTGTATATCCGTTTTTATGATGCCAACTATCACTTCCTGAAGGACTGCGTAACGTTTCAAATGTTACTCCTATAAAATCTTTACTTGTTTTGTGATGTATATGGTGTGAATAAATATACCGGTGTTTAGTTTCGCTCCAAAGTATTGGAAACTCCGTAGCTAACAATAAAGGTAAGTTTTCGATTTTTGCTCCGTCACCGTGTGTCGTGCCTATCAAGTTACTTCCGTACCTAAATGCTTTTCGGTGTTTTAAATCTACGTTAAAACGAATACTTGAATTGCTAAAGTGTGCTTCTATCAATTGCATTAAAAAAAAACCGTGTGTTAAATCGTGGTTTGAAGGATTGTAAACAACTTCGACTTCTGCAAAACTTATTAATTTTTCTAAAAGTTCAATGTACAGGTTCTTCGCCATTATAAAATTGTCGTACCACATTCCGTCTGTATCTTGTGGTGTTCCTGCTGTAGTGGTTCGTTTGGTGTTGTCGGTGTGTAAAATATCGTTTCCTGCAACAAATAAAACCTTATCAATATAAAACCCTTTAGCTTTGTTTAAAATGCCTTGTAGTCCGTCTTTTGCACGTTTAACGGCTATCTGTGAATTATAATCTTCGCCTGTTTCAAATGCTGTTGCAAGTTTTCCTATGTGTAAGTCTGCAATATCAATTACTAATAAATGCGTGTCTTCGCTTTTAATTGTTTCTATTGCGTGGTATTTCGGAGCGTATTTTTTAACTTCTTTTATACATTCGTCTTTGATTTGTTGAATAGCGTTTAGTTCTTCCTGTTTAAAGTTTGGGTTTTTAAAGAATAAACTTGCTTGTTTAGTTTTTAGCCATCCGTGTTTTACGTCTTTGTCGTCAACTCCGGCTTCGTCTGTTGCATTTTTGATGCCCCTGTACTGCATAAGCATTTGGATTTCGTCTTCTTTGAGTCGAAATCTTGCGTTGTTATTTCCCATAAAAATTTAGATTATAGATTTAATTCCGTTTTTCCAAAGCCACGAAAGTAATAAACCTATTCCAACACCTACAAAAAGTAAGTTAAGGTTTCCTTTAGGTCTGTTCTTTTTACCTTCAGCTCGTGCTTCAGCTTTTTCAACTACCTTGTCTTTGTAGATAGTTTTTATTTTTATTTTGTATTCACGTTTTAATTGTATTCGTGTTTTTGGAACGTAAACATTTTTGTATTGTATAATGGTGTCTTTAGTAGTGATGAATTTCTCCCACACTATAGTGTCATTTATTATAATAGGAACGGAATCGACCGACATTATACGAATTGTATCGCTTGTTTCTTCGCACTTATAACCTTTCTTTATTGCTTTGTTCAAGTGAAATTGAGCCGAACACGAATAAAGTAAAATGCTAATAATTACTATAAATAGTTTTCCCATTTTTTTTACTTGCTTTTAATACTTGTTTTCTATTTTTAGAACTATAACTAACGTGAACCCACGATGGATTTTCATCGTTTCCAAACTCCCAAATTAGTTGGTCAAACTCTAACTTGTCTTTGATAAAATTAAAACCTTTAGAACCTATTTTAATATCCATTGCTTCGCCTTTTGTATGTTGTGAAGTCTTTGCACCGCCTATCATTTTATTAACCTGTAAAGAACGAAAACCTGAACTAATTTGTATCGGTGTGTTTAAGTAAATTCTTAAAGGTTCAAATACGTTTTCACACAAAAGTTTTGCGGACGCAATTTGCGACTCGTTCATTTCGTTATTAAGGTTTCGTAACGTTGCTAATCCTGAAGCTTGAAACTCTTTTAATGTAACGTGTTTAGATAAATTCATTTCAGTTTGTTTATATTGTTCTTAACATCAATAGCACGGGTTAGAAGCAACTTCGCAGATTGAAGCAAATCAATTGATTTTACAGCTTTGTAATTTTCGTTTATAGACATTATTTCGATACTTGCCAGTACCAACGCTAACACTTTTGTTAGCATTAAAGGAACGGAAAAGAACGTTAAAATTATGTCGTTTAAAATATAAAAGTCTATAAGGTAAAACATTATAACTGTTAACTCGTATAAAAGTAATTTAGAAACTATTGCTGAAAGTTTGCGTGATGTTATTTCTTGTTTTTGGTGTTTTGCTTTCCAAATTCCTGTTGCTGTGTCCGATAATATTAATGCAAATAAAAGTCCAAGTATTCCGCTAATAGGTAAAAAAAACGAAAAGCAAATTGTAATTAGTTTCAACGCTGAATTTTTAATTGTGTAAAGTAATAAATAAAGTTGTAGTTTCATAATCCTAAATTTTCAAGCGCATCCGTTAAACTAAAAGTTAAATAAAAAAATAAAGTGATTCCGGCTAAATTAATGTAAAGTTCAGTTCCTTGAAACATTAAAGAAAACGAAGTTATGTAGCCAAACACGAAATATAAACTTGCTAAAATATTTGTTTTCATATCTTAATTATGTCCTAAAAATCCGTGTTTTGGATTGTTTACTTCTATTGAGTTACTTCCAAAGTCTATGTCTTGCTCACACATCACATCGTAATGGTAGCCACTTGCATAGATAGGAGCAGTAAGTTCTTTACCTTCTTCGTCATAAGTACCATAAGTAGTGATAATCTTACCAAGTTCAACTACTGCGTGAACACCTGTGCCGTATGTTAGACCTTCTTCAGTCACTACATAAACACCCTTTGCTTTAAGGTCTTTTTCAGCAGCTGCTTTAGTTGTGTATTTTAGTTTGTAGATGTTCATTATAGAGTAGTTAAAGATATACATTGTGCATTTGTTAATGCAGTTTTAAATAAAATTGTTGATTTATTATTTGTTGTATTTTGTGTTGAATAGTAAGCATCATCAAATATTTGCAATGAATCTAAAGTATTACTAAATGCAAAAGCAGAAGTAGATAGTGTAGAAACATTTACTCCATTTAAGTATGCACTTATATTACCATTTGTGTTGTAAACTAAAGCCACTTTATTTATTCCACTTAAAAAAACACCAACATTATAATTAAAAATTATTACATTATTTGCTTTTATAGAAAATTGTCTTTTATTACTAAGTTGTGCTATAAATATGTGATTTAAACCCCCATCTCTATTAATTGAAGCACATATTTGATTTTCTGTATTTTTTATAATAACTTCAGCATACAAAGTTCCTTCTGTTTGTCCTATCAAAGTGCTTATTCCTGTCTTTCTAATATCATCAGCATTACGAGTTACTGTAGCTGTTGTTGTAGGGATGTAGGATGTATCGTATGAGCCTGCTTCAAGTTGAGCTCCCCAAAGATAAAATCCATCAACTCCATTACCTGTATACGTGGCATTACTGCTATCTTTTAAATTTATTCTGCATATTTCATTAGCCCCCGTAGTTGTTCTTGTAATTGAACAACGATACCAACCATTACCATAATTTTCAATTGATGATGTAACACCCGATTGTTCACCATAAGTAGTGCCATTTGTTAAATTAAAATCTGCTCCCGAATTACCTATTCTAATCCAACTAGTATCTATTTCTGCTTTTTTAAGAAACACAGAAAATGTATATGTTCCAATAGCTGCCGTTGGTGTTTGGTTTATTCTGTGTTGAGTTAAAGTGGCATCATCTACAAGTTTGTCAGCAGTCATAGTGTTATCAGGTGCAGTTGTAACATTAGCAGTAACTGTTGCATTTGTCTTTGCCCAACTTGCATTATCAAACTCTTCACTCCTTAATAATAAATTAGTCCTTTCAGGTTCTACTAATATACTTGGACATCCACCACCTGTATAGTCTAAACGTGGCACATTGATAGCCACACTCTCAATAAGATTACTACTATTTACCCTTGTAGCAGTTGTTGCCCTTGTAACAACCATATCGCCACTTGCATCGGTAGGTTTTACGCTATATAATTTACTTGCTTTATATCCGTTAGGTGTTAGTATTAAACTTGCCGTATCTAATAAACTCATACTATACTATTTAAATTTGTTAATTCCGTGTTTAAGCAAGAATTGGCTTCCATTGTTCCGCCATCTGTAACAACTCTTAATTCAAATGCACTTACCAAAGAAGGAATTGGTGAACCTACAATATCAGTTAAACCTGCATAAGATAATAAATGTGATTTTCCCCAACCAATATTATTAATTGCACCTTGTCCCCAACCTATGTTATTATTAGAAGCACCATCGCCCCAACCGTTACTATTTGCCATTTTCTAATTTTTTTAAGTAAGTCTTTAATTTTACAATATTGACTTCTTTTGGTTTGTATGTCTTTAAATGTACCACCCTGTATAATTATTGTTTGTGTCTGGAAACATATCACTATTGGAATTTGAATTGTATTCAGGAAACAAATTATTGTTGTTACTTATGTAGTCAATAAAACGTTGTGTGTAGTGTTGTGCTATTTGTGTTTCTTTTTCAATTAAGAAATCTATTTCGTTTTTTTCTACGCTTGTTCTATTTTCCGAATTGTGTTTGTAAACTCCTTTGTTTGAAATTGTGTAAGCTGCAAACGGCAAATAATATTTCATCGCTAAATGAATAAGCATTGGCTTCAAATAAGTCGTTGTAAGCGTTAAATAATTTCCACTTAATGTATTTGCTATTATGTCCGCTTTTATCTTGTTTAGGAGCTTCGTACCGGTGAAATTTTGCAAGTCTGTATCTTGTGCAATCTTAATATATTGTATAAAATTGTCGGTATCTACGTTTCCGTTTAACGAAGTAAATTTAACTAAATCTTGTCGTGTTACTAAAAGTGCTTCTGCCATTAATTCTCTTTTTTATTTGTAGGTAAAAACCCTTTGTTAGGCATATCAATTGGACGTGTTGCAACTAAACTTGGGTTTGTTATTACATAACCAAATTTAGCAGCTTTTGCTTGTGCTAATTTTTTAGTGTTTGCGGTTATGTTTAATCCTGTTCCTTCAAGGACTGCATAAACTTGTTTATTCCAACGGTGATGACAATTTCCACCGCCTTTATATAACCAAATTGAATAAGTGTCAGCACCTTTAGGCCCCCAACCTTTATTAACAACTTGTGAACCCATATTTAAAATATCTTCTTTACGGTAAATCTTGTTTGCTTTTACCATTTGTGTACAAAATTCACGTGGATTGTCCGTTACTTCGCCTTCGTATTTATAACGAACAACAAACTTTACTCCGTCAATTACTTTGTCTTGTTTACTTGTAATATTTGGTCTTGCGTCTCCTGTTGAAACCAAGTTTACAATTTTGTTTAATAAACTTTGTTTTGGTTCTTTGCTTAACAATTCGTTTTCTTCGTCATCGTTTTCGTAGTCAACTTCTTTTTCGTCTATTAAAATCCAATTGTCTTGTGGTTCTTCGCCTAAATCAATTAATGGGTTTGTATGTGCGCTTAATTCTGTTCCTGTTTCTTCTGCAACTTGTTCTTCGTTTTGCGTGTTTTCCAAGTCCGTAAACTCTAAAGGTTGTAAAGTCTTAAAGAATAACTTTAAAGCAACTCCGTTGTATGCTAATATGCTATCAAAAGCGTCTAATAATTCTTCTTGAAACGGTCGTATAACCATATTGTCAAAAAGTATGCTTGAATTTTTAAGTTCTTCTGCGTTACTTGAAAACCCATTTGTTGAAGCAACACCAAATAATAAAGGTGAAGTAATATTGTGCCCTAACATAATTTTGCGTAAACATTCTTCGCTTAAATACGTGTAGTGTTCTGGCGCGTCATTTAAAGGAATGTCTTCAACTGTTGTTTTGCTTTCAGCGTTATTGTTAAATGCTACAATAACTTTTTGTCCCCTGCTTCCTGTAAGTTTGTCAAGTACCTTGTTTGAAATTATTTGTTGTTGTTCGTCTGTTGGAACTCCGTTATTAAAATTGACAACTTTAGTTCCGCTAAATCCGTTTTGAACTTCGTTAATTAAATAGTCTGCAATTTCTTCTTCTAAAAGTGTATAAGGAACTGCACCTTGATAGTCCGGATATGCGTAATATTTCATTCCAACCGAATAAGGTTTAGAAAATAATATTTCTATTTTTTCTTTGCTATATCCAAAAGCATTAAACCTAATTGGCGCAAACTTTTTAGTATCGTCCCAATTGTCCGAATAGTAATAACCTGTTATTTGTCCGTCTTTGTCGCATTTTTCAGCACGTAAAAGATTAACCGGAATATGATAAGCTTTTAATATCTTGTCGTGCTTGTCGTTGTAGTGTACTTGAATAGCAAATTGTCCAAACATTTTTCTATCAAGAACCATTTTACGTACGTCTTCTTTGTGAAATAAAGACATCATTTGCGCGTACTCATTCGGCTTTTTATTAGCGTCTAATGCACTTAAACCTTTTCCGTAAATTAATCGCGCTACGTTGTTTATAATAGCGTTATTCGTTGTTGAATTAGAATATCGTTCAATTAAGAATTGAAAGTATTGCGCTCCGTCTTCAGTTAAAAAGTCAACCCAATTTTCTCGGTTTGTTTCCGATACTACAGGCGACGTATAAGCCGACAAATTTAAAACGTGTAAATTATTCATATACTATAAAATCATTTGTTGTTGAATTAGAAACATACTGGTTATTGTTAACCGAAAATGTAACTAATGGTTGTGCCGTGCAAAATATTCTATCCTTGTAAATTATTTCGTTAGTAGAATTTTTTAATTCTAAATTGTAAAAATGCCCTTCTACTAAACTAAAAGTATGTTGTATAGTATTTACATAATTACCTACTGCGTAAAATTGATTAATAGTTGAAACAGGCGTGTTTGTTTGCTCGTCTGTTATAACCATTGTTACAGGTATCTCACTTATTCCTTGTCCTAAAACTCTCGGAACGTAATAAAACGTCTGCGGACTTCCTGAAGGTGTTAATACTATCATATAGTTATAATTAAATATTCGTGTTTTTGTTCTTTTTTTAAGACAAAAAAAAAGCCGAACTTACGAACGGCTTTAAAAATAATTTTTTTAAGTTTTAGTTGTCGTCAACTGTTGCTCCTGTGAAACAGCTACTAACCAATAAAGCATCTGTGTAAGGTGAAGTAATAGACAAGTGATTTGCAGGAAGTGCTTCTTGCCCTACAAGTGTCATTGTGTAACCATTTAAGTCACCCATTGCAGTACCGTTTGAAATTAAACCTGTTGTTACGTCCATTCCATTACGAAGTCCAGCTATAAAGAAATTATTAGCGTTTGTCTTAATTACAACGTGTGGACGTCCCCAAGCTAATAATTTCATTTGCTTTGTAGTTACTGCGTCTAAACCTTTAATAGTAAAAGTTAAAGTTTGTTCTACAAATGTAGTTCCGTTTTCACGTGAACTTGTAACTGTTTGCTCAAAAGAATTTGCACCTTTCAAATCGTATTTAAAAAGTGTTGTAACTCCTGTAATTGTGTCAATTTGGTCTTCAAAGTCTGTTGAAGTATCAAAAGTAATTGTACCTATATTGCCGTAGTTAATAAAGTAAATTGACTTTATACCGCCAACGAACTCTTTGCATTGCTCTGCCCGTCCGTGTGTTAATAAACAATTTGACATTTTTTTTTGTTTTTAAATGTGAATAAAATAAAGCGCAGTTGCCTACGCTTTTTATTTAATGTTATACTCCGTAAAGAACTACGTCTGAACCGATACCATATTGAACCGCTCCATTGTAACGCATAATTACACGAACATTTTGTGAACCGTCTATATCAGCCA